ATTACCGAGAGGAACTTGGCAGTGGTATTATGAAAATGAAAAACTAAAAAGAGAAATGGTTTATACAGATGGAGTTCGTACAAAAAGCAGTGAATGGGATAAGAAGGGTAATATGTTATACGAACAAGAATGGAAAGGTAACATTCAACATGGTTCGTGTAAATATTGGAATATTCACGGATTGTTAGTTAAAAATTATAATTATAGAAATGGTAAACTACATGGTAAGTTTACTGATTATTATCAAACAGGAGTTAATAGGTCAAGTGGTAATATGAAATATGATATGATGCAAGGAGATTGGACTTTTTGGTTTCATAACGGAAAAAAGGAAGTAAGTTGTACCTTTAATCTTGGTACACCAACTGGAACTGCTAAAATATGGCACGATAATGGTACTCTTAAAAAAGTAATTAATGAAGAATGGTCACAATGGGATTCACACAAGTTATGAAATCATATGTAATATATTTACCTAAGTTGAAATTGAGTAAAGATTCTGCACTAAATGTAATTAAAGTTGCAAAAGAAGTTGGTGGAATTGATGTAAATTTATGGGAAGGGGTAGATAAATTTAACTCTGAGGATTTACTTGATAAATATGATTATAATCCTGATATGAATAGATTTGTATCGTTTAGTAATTTTGAATCAGCTCTTGGATGTTTCTTTTCACACCACTCGTTATGGGAAGAATCGGTTAGGACTAATGAGAGAATAATGATATTAGAACACGACGCGATATTTTACAAAAAATTTGTTGATTGTGAATTTGAGGGTGTTTTAAATATTGGAAGTCCGTTATGGGGAAAGAGAGATTGGAAACAAACTTCTGATGGACTACACGAGAGAAATTGTAAAAATGAACACGACTTGTTTCATTCTGGTCATCCAGATTTCTGTCAATGTGATACACAATTTCTACATGGTGCACATGCATATATAGTTACACCTAAAGTATCTAAAATGTTATTAGAAAAGGCAAATATGGAAATAGTACCAGCAGATTGTTTTATAGAATCACATAAAGATGCAAATATCAGTATACCTGTGGCAGATTATTTACCACATTGTGTAAAACAAGTTCAAGAGTTTTCATTGATACAAAATGAAATGGAAATACATTGGTGGTGGAAGATTAGAGATAAATTTTTACACGGAGAAAAAGCTTGGAGAAATTATGAAAGATAAAATGATAAGTTTTATTGTACCTTTTTTTACGATAGAAAAAGATAAACATTTAAACTTAAACGAAAAAGAAGATATGTGGCCAGAAAATAATTCATCAAATATTATTTTTTCTACCATTAAAACTATTAAGAATATAAACACACTAAAGTGTAAAAAAGAAATTATAATAGTTGATAATAGTCATACATTTCCTGATTTAAAGTTACCTAATGTCAGAGTAATAAAAGGATGGCAGGCACTACAACTTAAAGAACTTGAAAAAATACCTGAGTTCATGAATCATAGAGATATACAATTGAGTTTGGATAATTTTGGTTGTCAAACTATGTGGGCGTCAATGGCATTTCATTTAGGTATACATGAGTCGAAGGGAGATTATATTGTACTACAACATAACGATACATTTTATCATAGGGATTGTATTGATGAAATGATTGCACAACTCGATGAAGAAGAACTTGAATATATAGCAGTTGATAATAAGAAGATATGGTTGTCTACTTATTTATTAAATAAAGAATTTTTAAATAAATATATTCAAGAATATGAAGATCAAAAAATGGTTATAAAGCCCGAAAGTGGTGGATATGTGAGAACAGAGAAAATAGGTTTTGCAGATGCGTATTTTTTCCTATGTAAGAGAAAGTTCTTTGATAATTATAATGTAGATTGGTATTACGGTGATACAAATCATGGTGCTACTATCTATTGTCTTTATAACAATTTAAAGTATCTACACTTAGGACCATTTTATGATAATCCTAATTTCAAAACATTGGATACCTTACACACATATGATTACAAAGACAAACCATTTTTAACTCACCTAAAAGGTGGATTTTCAGAGAATAAAATGTCATCTAAGGATTTTGAAGATGAATTTAATAGTTACTTAAAGGAATTAAAAAATGCATAATGAACATACCCTATGGGTAGAAAAGTATCGGCCTTCAACACTCGACACTTATATTGGTAATGACCAATTAAAAAGTAAAGTCGCAGTGTATTTGGAGAGTGGAGACTTACCACATCTTTTACTATATGGAAAGGCTGGTACAGGTAAGACCACTCTCGCAAAACTACTCGTTAATAATATAGATTGTGATTATCTTTATATTAACGCGTCAGATGAGAACAATGTAGAAACCGTAAGAACAAAGGTTAAGAGTTTCGCCTCCACTATGGGATTCAAGGATTACAAGGTTATAATCTTGGATGAGTGTGATTACATCACACCAAACGCCCAAGCCGCACTTCGTAACCTAATGGAAACATTTAGTAAACATTGTAGATTCATCTTGACTTGTAATTTTGTCGAGAGAATTATTGATCCGATTCAATCTCGGTGTCAGGCATTTCAAGTAATTCCACCAAACAAACAAGATGTAGCGAAACATCTACATAATATTTTGACACAAGAGAACATAAATTATGAAAGAGAAGATTTAGGTTTATTAGTCAATAGTGGTTATCCCGATATAAGACGAGTTATCAATGGTGCCCAAAGACAATCAGTTGAAGGTATACTAACGATTGATAAACAGAGTATTGTGGAGAACGATTATAAATTAAAATTATTAAAGATTTTAGAAACCCAAGATAAAAAGAGTGCATTCAACAACATTCGTCAGTTGGTTGCCGACTCAAAGGTTACGGATTTTGCTGATTTATTTCGACTTCTATATGATGAAGTTGATACTTATGGTAAAGGACATATTGCCGCCTGTATCTTGGTTATTGCAAAATATGAATTAAGTGATGCACAAGTGGTTGATAAGGAAATCAACGCGATGGCAATGTTAATAGAGTTATTAGGAATCATAAAATAAAAGGAGTCGTAATGTATTACGAAGCACAAGTTGTATTTACTGAAGAAATAGACACTAAAAATGGAGTTAAGGAAAAGAAAGTCCGACGCAACTATTTAGTAGAATGTGATTCAGTATCAGTAGCAGAAGCAAGAGTAACTGAATTTTTAAAAGATTCAGCATTTTTCTTCGAGGTAAAGGTAGCGAAAGAATCTAAGATAGTAGACGTAGTGGAAGCATCATGAACGGAAAATATTGGGGTGAAAAGAAAACGCCAGTCCGTACGGCAACACAAAATGGTAATACCGACAAGCACATTTCGGTTCAAGAAAATAAAATCTATTACTACTCAAGTGTAAACAGAGATAGTGCAGTAGAACTAAACAAGAAGATTGCAGAATTAGAATCTAAGAGTTTATCCTTATCAAATAGTTTAGATATTGATGCTCCTCCTGTAAAAATAATGATAAATTCAGGTGGTGGTTCTATTGTGGCAGGTATATCATCTATGGACACCATAATAAGAAGTAAAGTTCCAATTCATACTTATGTGGATGGATTTGCAGCAAGTGCAGCAACATTCTTATCGGTAGTTGGAACTCACAGACTTATGAGTAGAAATTCTTATATGTTAATCCACCAACTCTCAAGTAGTTTTTGGGGAACATATGCTAACTTTGAAGATGAAAAACAAAATCTCGACTTGATGATGAAAACCATAAAGGATGTGTATAAGAAGTATACTAAAGTTCCTATGAAAGAACTAAATAGTATACTGAAACACGATTTACTATGGGACGCTCAAAAATGTTTAGATATGGGAATGATTGATCAGATAATATAATGAAACCACTTTTATCACAATGTTTGATTGGTTATAAGTTTGGTAGAGTGAATGTAGATAAAGATTATTTTCTTTGTTGTAGAATTCCACCGATAGGCAATTTTAATGAAGATGGTACTTATAAAGAATTTTGGAATTCTAAAAAATATAATGATTTACGGAAAAAATTAAAATATAATTTAGAGAAACAGTCTGCTGAGTGGGATAACCTTTGTTATGAGTGTCCACATTATGTGGAAAATAAAATGTTATCTGAGAGTGGAGAAATTGTAGATGATTTACCAAAAACAGGACCAAAGACGTTTGATATTGAGGTAGGAAATCCTTGTAATCATAGATGTAATTTTTGTTGGTTTTGGTCTTATGATATGTTAGAAAATGATGGTCAATGGGATGGTTGGAAAGATTGGGCAAAAAAACAACTTGATTTAGAAACTTATATTTCGATAGTTGATGATCT